ATCTGACGCCCCGCAAAAAGGGGCGTCCGCCCTTCGAGCGTACCGACGAAAATTCCTATAAAGTCAGTATGTTACTGGCGATGGGATGGACAAATGACCGGATTGCGGCCTGCATTCTCGACCCTCGAACGGGGAAACCTATCTCCGTACCCACTCTGAAACGGCATTTTAGACCCGCGCTTCAGATCCGCGAAACTGCACGCGATCAGCTGACATCCAGGCGGCTGATGATGGCATTCGAGTCAGCCGACAAAGGAAACGTTGGGGCGATGCGACTGCTCGACCAGCTCATCGAAAAGAACGATCGAGCGTTGGCCGATGCCAAGCTGGGTGACCGGCCGCGCGAAAAAGCACCAGACAAACCCGGAAAGAAAGAGTTGTCAGCGTCTGCAGCCAAGTCCGCAGAAGATCGGCTGAGAGAGGAGGCCGAACGTGCTCGACTTCAGTGATGGTCTGCCGCGCTTTTCCTGCCCGGATTGGTGGGAGAAAATTCAGGCCGGCGAGACACCGATGGCAGACGTTCCGGTGGATGAAGAAAAGGCCGCCGACGTTCTTTGGTTTTTCAATCGCCTGAAGCTCCCCGATGGAGAAAAGGCCGGAACGCCACTTAGCGAGGCCTGCGGTGACTGGTTTCGCGATATCCTGGTGGCCTTTCTTGCCAGCGAAGATCCCGAAACCAAAGAGCGCCTGGTCTGGGAATGCCTGACGATGGTGCCGAAGAAGAACTCGAAAACAACCTACACCGCGGCGCTGGCTTTGACGGCGTTGTATTGCACGTCGGTTGAAAATGGCGAGATGCTTCTGATCGGACCGTCTCAGAATATCTCGAACCGCTGTTTCAAGCAGATCGAACGGATGATCCGGCGAGATCCGCTCCTGACGGAAGCATTCAAGATCCAAGATCACCTGAAGGCCATCACGCGCCACAAGACCGGAACGAAGCTCGAGGTGAAAACATTCGACACCTCGATCGTAACCGGTGAGATTCCGATGCTGACGATAATTGACGAGCTTCATGAGCTCGGCAGGAAGAACGGCGCGGCCCGGGTCATGCAACAGATCCGCGGTGGCGGCATCACCACTACCGGTGGTCAGCTTATGATGATCACCACCCAATCTGACGAGCGGCCAACCGGTATCTGGCAGACCGAGCTCCAGAAGGCTCGTGAAATTCGGGATGGTGAGGCCGGATCCAGCCCCATCATGCTACCGATCCTCTACGAGTTTCCCGAGGAGCTGCAGCGCGACGAGCGGTATTGGCGGAACAAGGAAAACTGGACTCTCCTGCAGCCAAACCTTGGCCGCTCAGTCAGCCGGACTCGCTTGCTGGCGGATTATGAGAACAACGGTACCGCCAACAAGGAAACCGAGCAGATCTGGGTCTCTCAGCATTTGAACATCCAGATCGGTCTCGGCATGCGTGGCGACCGCTGGATTGGCGCAGATTATTGGGAAGACAGCTCCGTAACCGGGATGGACCTGGATACGATCCTAGAAACATCAGACGTCTGTGTTGTCGGTATCGATGGTGGCGGCCTGGACGATCTCCTGGGGCTATCAGTGCTCGGACGTCATGCCGAGACAAAGGTCTGGCAGCATTGGGGGCGTGCCTGGGCCGATCGGGATGTACTGGAACTCCGTAAGTCGATCGCGACAGAGCTCGAAGCGCTTGCAGAAGAAGGCCAGCTGCACTTCGTGGATAACATCGAAGATGAGGCAAATCCGGAAATCGTCGACATTTGCGAACGGATCCGCGCGGCCGGCCTGTTCCCCGAAGAAGACGGCATTGGAATGGACCCCGAAGGCGTCGGTTCAATCATCGATGCACTGCAGGCTGAGAGTTTCGGTATCGACGATATCCGATCGATCAGCCAGGGCTACAAGCTGAACGCTGCTATCAAAACAGCGCCTGTCAAGCTGAAGAACGGCAAGTTGGTCCATTGCGGTCAACGCCTGATGGACTGGTGTGTCGGAAACGCGCGCGTTGAACCGCGTGGCAATGCCGTGATTGTAACAAAGGCGCAGAGCGGTACCGCCAAGATTGATCCTTTGATGGCGCTCTTCAATTCAGTTCAGCTGATGAGCTGGAACCCTGTCGGTAAAGGCCGCGACAAGGAAAACTATTTCGCTGCGCTGGAGGCTGCTGAGTGAATATGATTTCGCGCCTGAAGGCAGCCATCGTCCGACGTTTTACTACATCGGAGCCGGGAGGATGGACGCCCAATTCACAATTGGCTGATTCCGGTGAAACGATCACGGAAAGTTCGGCATTGGCGCTGTCTGCGGTATGGGCTTGCACTAACTTGCTCGCCGGGACTATTGGCTCTCTGCCGCTGATGGTCTACCGCGCAGCTGACGGCTATTCAGCACCGGATCCAGAGCACGAGTTATTCAAGCTTCTGCACACCAGCCCGAATGCAGATCAAACCGCGTTGGATTTTTGGGAGTTTGTTTCAGCGTCGATCGAGCTTTGGGGGAACTCTTATGCTCGGGTGGCCAGGAACAGTCAGCGAAAGGTGACTGCGATCGTTCCGATCCACCCGTCGGCAGTCAGCGTTCAAAGGCTATCAACAGGCGCAATCGAGTACTCGTGGAGTGAAAACGGTCGGTCTTTCAGAGGGACAGACGCCGATATTCTGCATATTCGCGGTTTTGGTGGTGATCCGCTTGGTGGGCTATCAACTCTGCGCTTTGCACGAAACGCCTTTGGCCTTGCCCAGGCGGTTGACCGATCCGCGTCTGCTACTTTCAGAAACAGTCTTCGACCAAGTGGTGCGCTAGTCTTTGATGACTGGCTGTCCCCGGATCAGCGAGAGCTGGCAAAGACTAAACTCACCGAGCAGTTCATCGGGGCCCAGAACACCGGAAAGCCCATGGTCTTGGAAGGCGGCACGAAGTGGGAACCACTGACAATAAACCCGGAAGACGCTCAGATGCTCGAGTCCCGGAAATTTTCTGTTGAAGAGATCTGTCGGTTTTTCGGCGTTCCACCACACATGATCGGCCATACTGAAAAAAACAGTTCCTGGTGCACAGGGATCGAAGAGCAGACGCTGGCTTTCCAGAAATACACTCTTCGCCGCCGATTGAAGCGGATTGAACAAGCGGTTTCCAAGCAGCTTTTGAGGCCATCAGACATTGCGTCGGGTGTTTCCATCAAGTTCTCGGTCGAAGGCCTGCTGCGAGGTGACAGCTCAGGTCGAGCCGAGTTCTACGACACCATGACGCGTATAGGCGCCATGACCATCAATGAAGTGCGAGAACTGGAAAACATGAAGCCTGTCGAAGGCGGCAGTGTGCCCAGAATGCAAATGCAGAATGTGCCGATCACGGAGGCTGGCAATGACGATTCATCATAAGGCCGCGCCGGTCTTTCATATCAAGGCGCTGAGCGAAAACGGCGAGATCGAAGGATATGGCTCCACATTCGGCGGCGAGCCGGATCGGGACGGCGATATCGTCGAAAGAGGGGCCTTTGCCGGGTCCCTGACCGAGCATTCTGCCAAGGGAACCATGCCGAAGATGTTCTGGCAGCACAAAGCCTCCGAGGTCATCGGTAAATGGATCGACGCAGAAGAGGATGATTTCGGGCTCAAACTGCGTGGCCAATTGAACATGGAAGTTCAAAGGGGGCGTGAGGCTTATGCGCTTCTGAAGAACAAGGACATCGACGGACTGTCTATCGGTTATCGGATCATAAGGTACGAACCCGATACTGAAACCGGTATCTGGTACCTGAAAGAACTTGAGCTCTATGAGGTCTCTGTCGTTTCGATCGGCGCAAACGAGATTGCAACGATCGATAGCGTCAAAAGCGCCAAACAGGCGCACGAAATCACAGAACGTCTGAAAGCCGGGGATCGGCTAACAGAGCCCGAATTCGAAACGCTGCTCAAGGGGAGCTTGGGGCTTTCGAATTCGCAGGCGGAGCGTGCCGTACGTATCCACCTGAAGGGGCCGGGGGAGCCGGCCAAAGCGGATGACCAGGCCCGCGCATTTCTCAAGGCTTTGCGCGGTTAAACTCACATACAACCAGGATTCAATCATGGCACTCGATGATACAAAATCGGTGGCGGAACTCGCTGCCGAGATCAAAGCTGAAATGAAAGCCGACCAGGAAACTGCGATCGAAAAGGTCAAGGAACTGGCGGAAAATGCGCTCGGAAAGGCTTCAGCCGGCGAGGAATTGGCTGGAAGTCTTAAAGAGCAGGCCGACGAGCAGCTGTTGAAAATGAACACGCTGACCGAGCAGATCACGGATATAGAGCAAAAAC